TCCTCTGGTTGCGCCTCTGCACCAGTGTCAACGCCCTCTTGAGCGTCTAGCATGGAAGCAAAACTTTGCGCTGCTTGATTAACTGTAATCGAACCGACTGCGTTTGCGTTATCGGACATATTCACCTCTTAGTTTAACAATCATTTGTTAGGCGGTCTTCCACGCCTACGCACAAGGGCAACTTCTGCCATCTTTCCTGTATCCATAACAGAGCGTAACTTTGCTCTCAGAATATCAACTGTTGTCAGAAGCAAGTAAGCTTGCTCTCTAACTGGTCCTTCCATTAGTTTGGAAGAACGAATCTCACGATAACAATCGTCTTCAATTCTTTTGAGCATTTCATTGAGTAGTTCATCCTCAAGTAGAAGTTTTGCTCTGTCTCCTCTTGCGAGGTTAATTTCTAGATCATCCATTTACATCATCGGTTGGGGCTGTTGATTACTCATTGCAGCTTGTTGTCGGATTAATTCTCGGTCTTTATTCATTGCAGCATTTATTTCTGCACTTTGAATTTGTACACCATATTTCAATTCTAGCTCATATCTACGCAAAATACCATCTTGTTCAATACGATCTCGCTCACGATCATCCATTAACATGGTTTTTTCACGATCTAATTGCAATTCTGCCGCTTTCTTTTGAATATCTGCCTGAATAGACTGAGCTTGTACTTGAGCTAACATCTCCTCTGGAGTTGGCTTTGGAGCCTCTGGAGGTGGCAATTGGAAGTCAACAGGTAGCTGGTTAAAGTAATTCTGAGAATCCTTAATACCTGCTAACTGAAGCATTTTGGTTAATGTATTTGTGTATTGTGGCAAAGAAACAATTGGATTATTAGGTCCAGTTTCTTTAATCAGCATTTCCTGGCGCATAGCCACTTGATTAAGAATATTGATTCTGTCTTCAATAGTGCCATCGCCCACGCCAACATTAACAATTACATCCATATTAGCATCCCAAGAACGTGGATCCATAGGCACAAATGTATTACGCAAACGAACCATACGGGCTTTATCTTGGTTCTCAATAACCAACTTTAGAACACCAGTAAACAACTTACGCAGACCTGTTTCCGCAAAGGTACGGGCTATCATCTCAATGTGCTGATGGGCGGCATTAACAGTAGCCGATACTGCGGCTTTGGTAGTGCTTTGCAATGCGTCTGCATCTAAGCCTGATGCGGCCTTAGAAATGCCCGTACGGGTCTGTTTAATGTCATCCAAGTAGTCAAGCATTGGGAACGCTGCCTGACCAACAAATGGAGTTGTAAAGGGTTGAACCATGCCTGGCGCTCTCATTCGAATAACAGCACCAACTTCTGTATTAAGCACATCTTCCATGTTGGCCTGTCCCTCAACGATGGCTGTACGTGGATGGATGGACTGAGCCAAAGAGTCTAAGATACCACGTTGGACATTGGACTTAATACGCTGAATATCCATTACCACATCAGCAGGACACATACCAAAAAAGGTATGGGGTTCTGGATCTGGGCAGAAGTCTGCAAACTGGCGGTCATCAACAATTTCATTTCGCAGAACCTTGTTGCCAGTACCAACTGTGCAAATCCTACGCATCTCAGCAATGCCATCGCCATCAAAGTCTACCTTTAAGTAGCCTTCAATATATAGGACACTCTTGCTAGATGGATCACCATTGTTTGCAGTACTTATAACGGCAAACGGGTTACGGGCTTGATACTCTTGATTGTTGTCAAAGTCATTGCCATTACCTGCAACCTCAACCATTTCATCATAGTCATAACCCATTGCGACTAGATCGGAAACAGTCTTCATAGTCCTGTGGCCTACAAAAGTAGCCTCATCAATGGACTTTGCTCTGCGGTCAATCAAGAACTCTTCTGGGGGTAGAGCCTCAATCTTTACCTTACCTGACTTGATTCTGCGCTTGATCTCCACATCGTACATCATGGGGGGTGGAGTCATAATGCCTTGGGCATCATTCATTGGCTCAGTGCCAGGTACTGGATACTCACGTACCGCAGAAATCTCAATGTCTGGGTCTTGAGTTAAGAACATCATTGTCTGTTCATCAAGCATAGAGAATGACTCTGCTTTGACTTCTACAGACTCATCCCACCAGTACTTCACGATACCAACTTTGCGAACCAAAGCATCTTTAAATGCCGAGTGGAGAATCTTAAAACCTTGGTTATCACGCTTAAAAATGAAGTCTACATAGTCTGTAGCTTGTTCAGCATTCTGAACATCTTCTGGTCCTTGGGGTGCGAATTCAACCACACGCTCTGGACCAAAGAAAATACGCATCAAGCTTGGCAAAATGCCTTGTACAGTATCACGCACATCCATTGATACTACTTGTGAACGGCCTTCTTCTTCGTCACCAAAAGCCTGACCATAGTAGTACTCAGTAGCCAATGCACGATTGCCACCAATGTCATCATCTATGAAAGAAATAGCATCATAAATTTCAGCAGAGATAACGCCTTGAAGATCCTCTTCTGACATCACCTCATCACCCTGCATCTCACCTTGCATGGTTTCAGCCATCAACATTGGGTTTTCTTGTTTCATTTTTATTCCTTATCGTGCGCCAATGTAGGGAAGAAGTCCCTGTGATGCGCCACCATAACCTTGGAGTAGTGATGGAATGCCACCAACATAATTATTAGCCATACCGCCACCCATACGCATTTGAGGAGCAGACATCATTTGCTCATCTTCTCTGGTTTTTGGATTGAAGGCATACTTATATGCGCCTGACAACATATCGCCAGCAGTTGCATTAGGATTTGTGATGGTGTTGTAAGCATCCATAGTAGGTGAAATGGCTTGATTGCCCATTCCACCAATAGTGCTTCCTAGGCTTTCCATTGCAGTTGGAGGAGCCATGCCACCAGAGGCCACCGCCTCTGACATACCGCCACCTGCTTCAGCAGCAGTGGGTAAAAAAGATTCCATTAATGCAGCTAAAAAGGCTTCCATTTAATCTTCCTCATCTTCCATATCGTATTCTGTCTTTGCCATCATCAACATATTCTGCTGATTCTTGGTCATCTTCTTGGTGATAGGACCACCAGTTAGCCATGCTGCACAGGTACGCTCACCCGCACATTTAAAGTCAAACAGTTCACAGTAGCCTAGATTAGCCGCACCCTGTACATCTTTGGCATAGCCATCAGTCTCTTCGTCTATACCTTTTAGGATGCAATCTAGCATCTCAGGTGTTTGGATAAAGGCAGCGCAGTTACCACAACGCATCTCTTCAATGTCATCAATAGATACCTGCCAGATGTCAGCAAGGTTCTGCCAGTACTCTTCGTTATCTTCTTCTGGGTTGGCAGGACCATAGTCAACATTCTTGATCGCCCAATTACGATTCTTTAAGTTGAACTTAATGTCATAGGTTGCGGTTGGGCAGTTCATAGTTACCATTTAACCTTGTTTGCCCAAAACGCTGCACTCATTTTGCCTTTGGCAATATTCTGAGCATGACGGGCTTTAAATGCTTCGTTTCTTTTAGTCCCGTCAGGACTGCCAGAAACACCTTGTTGACCAAAGCGAATTAACTTCACTTCGTCACCAGACTTAGCCAATACAGCATGGCTTTTCTTTGGGTGGCTAGGAGTTTTCTTTGGCTTGTTGTAGCCAGAGAACTCTTCTGAACCACGCTTAATCATTTCTTTTTAGCAGTCTTAGCCGCTTGCTTAAACGCTTTATCAGTAGGCGCACCTTTAGCGCCAGGCTTACGCATCTTCTCTTTAGAGCCAGCCTTAATACGTTCTTGTTTGGCATTAATGTTGGCATAGAGTCCAGCTTTCATTTCTTGCTCCGATTAGTTGCAGTTCTACCACCACGTTTGGGCATAGAACGGGACTCGCTCATTGCGATAGCGACAGCTTGGTCACGGGATTTAACCTTCTGACCAGAAGAAGACTTGAGCTTGCCTTCTTTGTATTCGCCCATTACCTTGCCAATTTTCTTGGCGGCTTCATCCATTTTCATAGGAATCTCCAATATAGGTTGCGAGATATTACCATAAATAAAAAAAAGAGCCACTTGTTTAGGGTGGCTTTTAAATGGCAACGGCAATCAGACCAATCCTCGAATCAACCTTTTGATCGGTTTACCCCAAGAAAGGTTTGACCCCCAAGAGATGGTGGCGGCATCTGAGGCAAATGTCAAGACAAAAGCGTCAGCCATGTCGGGAGATTTCAATCCCCTACGTCTAATATCATCCTTGGATTCAATCTTTATCTTGCCGTTAGAGGTAAAGGTGTACCTTACAGTAGCCAGTTCAGCAATGAAATCTTCGTTATTAGGTATCTTGCAGTCCCTTTTCTCAAGCCAAGCTTTGGTTTTATGCCAAAGTTCTGCTCTCAGGTTGAGATAAGTGCCTCCCATAGCGGGGCTTTCGGACACGTTAATTCCCCGACAGGGCAGTTTTAGTTCTCTGAGTCGGTCAACAACACCTGCTCCTAGTCCGATTGAGTCAACAAGAATCTCTGTGGGTCTACTCTTGTGGTCACAGGCTTCGTATTGGGCGACTACTGCACCTGTTAATTGCATCAGGTCCAAGTTCCTCCACCTCTCAAGAGTGTGTACAACATTAGACTGACGTTTACATAGAACTGAAGAATCGGAGCCAAAACGAGCCACATCGAGTCCCCAAATAATCGGAGCATCTTCATAAGCTCTTGTATCCCTGTGTTTAGCAGACTCAAGCAGCTCCATAGGAATAATCGTGTCATCATCGCTCCTTGGAAACTCACCTAGAACCCTGATCCGATAAGCATTACTTTCCTCGCCATAGCGGGATTTCATGTCTTCTACGTACTCTTTACTCACCCTAGTAGAGTCTATACAGGATACTCTCTTTGTCCACCACTCATCCTTGAGCCGATTATGCGTGTCAAAGAAGAAGCCTGAACTACGTACAGGATTGCCCAACAGTATGGTCAAAGCATTATGGCCTGACATAGAACCTGCGGCAGCCTCGAATACTGCCTCGGGAACACCAGAAGCCTCATCTGCAACCAACATGACGTTCTCAGAGTGAACACCTTGTAGGGCTTCGGGTTGTTCAGCACGGGATGTTCGGGCAGAGATAAACGCCTCGGTAGCGGAAGCCTTTAGTTCTATTCTCTCTTGTTTGACATCCAACAAATCTTGGATAGGTTTGGGTAGTTCTTTGACCCATCTCTTTAGCTCGGCAAACAAAGCGTCATATAGTTGGGCAGAAGTAGGGGCAGTAACCACAACTTTGACGGGATACCTGGTCAACAGGAACCATAGCATTGCCCAAGAAGCGGTAGTTGACTTACCGACTCCGTGACCAGAACGAATACTAATCTTTCGCTCACCAGAGGCTACTGCTGTTAAGAAATCTTGCTGCCATTCATCAGGCTCTACTCCCAAGACCTCTCTAACAAACTTGTTAGGATCGCCCCTATAGAGTGTAATAAACTCAATAAAAGGATTATGAGCCATTGTTTTCCAATGTTTCGACAACCACCTCAGCCTTACCCATGTGCTTTAGGGCTTGTAGGTGTAGATCACCCAAAGAGATATTGACTTGGGTTTTAGCAGTGTCACCATAGTTCTCAGGGTCAAGCTTGGAGGCCATCCACTTACGGGTGTCTACTTGGAGCCTAGCTTTGTTAACTCCACTATTAGAAGTCTCATCTGCTTGGTCAGCAATATCAAGAGCCTCTTCTGCTAGTTTCTCAGCCTTTAGCTTACGTGCAGCGAGTACCGCATCTCTTCTTTCATCAGTATGGTTTATCCAGAAAGAAAGCATGGGTCTAGAACACTCTATGAACTCTGCCAAGCGTCCAATGGTCATTCCTTGGCTAATGTGAGCTGTAACGAACTCTATCCCCCCAAGTTCTTCTATCTTCTTCTCCAACGCTCTCCTCATAGGAAATCCTGCCATATCTTCTCCTTGATTTAATGGTTACAAATTCTAAACTATAAAAAATTTTTTTGGGACTATCTTTTGTGGTTTTGGGTAGGGGTAGGGGGGTCTAGCTTTGAGTTGTGGATTGATGTGTGTTTATGTCCCCTGTTACTGCACCCCCTCGGTTTATCGATAGGGGGGGTAAACCCTTACTGGTAAACCCTACCCTTACGTACTAACCCTTAAGGGTAAACCCCTAGGTAGAAACCCTGGTTAGGGTAAACCCTACTGTATGTTGGCCCAGTACTGTATGCCCATCCAGCTCCTGGGGTAAACCCTAATAGGGCAAACCCTTGGTCCTGAGGTTATGCATTTTTTGCATAGTTTGTCTCAGATACGCAAAGGGATTATGTAGAGGGATGTCTAAAGGGTTTCTCTATGTGTTCTCTATAGGTTTCTAGGTTAATGCTTACCAATACCCTAACCCTTGTCCTATCCCTTATGTATCCTCTCTTATCTCCTATTACATCCCTTACCTAAAGAGGAGCATATGTAATGGGTTATCCCTTTATTCTTTTTATTAATTGTGGCTACAAAATCAAATGGATTATTAGGGTTTTTACGTAAGGGTTTTTAGTTCTTAAATTCTTTGTGTCTTACAAAAAAAGCTTGAAAAGATGGTTAGGATCTTGATGTGTCTAATCTTGGACACTACTTAAAAGGCGTACATATGAAATCAATCATCCTTCAATCAATCTTTGCCATCATTCTCCTAGGTGCAGCACTCTGTTTAATGCTTGCATACTTTGATGTTTTGGTTAAGTAAACACTCTTCTTTTTTCTTTTTAATAGGCGTACACACAATGAACTACACAATCAAAAACCTTAAGACATGGAACACATGGGACGGAGGAGGCTACTCTTGCACTCTTCACTGTGATGGGCAAAAGATAGCCCTTGTGATGAATGAAGGCGTAGGAGGTGAAACCCAAATAATGTCTTTAGATGTTAATGCTCCCCCAGTAAAAATTGACGGATACAGAATTTCTGTAACCCCTAGTTTTGCAAAGCTTGTCGCATATTGCAAAACCCTTCCCAAATGGGATTGCTTGGGTGAAATGCATCACATGGATCCCCCCCTCTACATTGAAGAGTTAATTAGTGAAACCAATTTTCAAAAGAAGGTAACCAATGCAAAGAAGAGAGGCACACCATTTAAATTAGAAGGAGATGATAAATACACATTTAGTGTATTAAATACATTAGACCAAAAGGTAGTTATTAACTATCTTGAAAAGAATCACCCTAATAAATATCAATTAATTTAAAGGCGTAAATATGAAAGATCATACTTGGAAATATTTGATTTGTTCAATGGCTATAACTGACCTTGCAGATCTTGAATCAAATGGATCAATTCCCAATGATTGGAAATT